TATGCGTCGAGAACTGTTTCACGTGATAGGTCATGCCTTCCATGGAAAACTTACCTGCTGTGCGTGAAAGATGTTTATTTGCTCTCTCTACAAAAAGGTCACGAATGATGTGGCAGAACCTGTACTCGTAACAATGGGAAAGGGACTTCCCTGCCATGTATTCGTCGTCGGAGACGGATTGATTGGCATTAGGCCTAGCATTGAACTTGGCCAAAACCTTCCCTATGAATGGGAGCATCACGTGGGCATTTTCTCCGCGAGTAACAGGCACAAAGTGCTTCGAAAGAAAATGCATCGCGTGAAGGTTTCGGCCTGTGGTAACCTTGGCTACCATCTTTGCTAGTCTAGCCGTTTGTTCATAGTGGTAGGCTGCGCGGCGAACCCTGCGCGGGAGGCCTGCCACCATGTCGTCTCCTAAGACGCAGACTATGGCTCCTTCGACTCGGTACTTGTAAGCCCAGGAGTTAAAAATCACAATGTTCCAAAATGAATTCCTAAAGGTAGTATCAGTTGCACCTGTGGGGAGCTGGTTTTCAACGATGGCGGACACGCCATACTTCGTGTTGTACGCTGAAAACCTATTGCTCTTCCTATGCAACTTCAGAAACCATTTTGGACAACCCAACCTTGCCATAAACATGCACTCGAGTTCGAGGACGTCACGGACTTGCGTCTTATCATTTGACGTAAAATCCGCCTCCATGAAACTCTTTGACCTAGATTGTTCCAAAAAGGAAACAATTTCGGGAGCGTGTTGTTTATATGCAAGTTTAAATTTGAAACGCTTCGGATTACTTTCGCAGCCTTTAAACCTTTCCATGAGTTCCTTGAAAATAGGCCCGGATATCATATTGTAATAATCAGTACCTTTGAATATGACACGAGGGGCCACTTTATCGTGGTCTTTAACAAGGGCCTCAATCTTGGTGAATAGTTCTTTTGAAGTGTAATCCGAAAGGCGTTCCAAACCTTGTGTCTCGTATGCTTTCAACATTCTAGACCTCTTTTCAGAGTCGAACTGTTCAAGCCAGTCATAGAAGCGTTCTGTATCCCAATCAAATCTAGGCAAGGGCTTAGGCACCAGTTCTGAAACGAGCTGGCGAGCACTTGCTCTAATGCTACCATGAACTCTATCGACGCTTCTAAAATTAACTCTCTTGTTAAAAGCGGACAGAAAATCAGCGCGGGACGTGGTAGATAGATACGGAAGCTTTTCACCTATGACCGGTCCTAAGTAAGCCTGGACACCGTTTCCGATCTTCTCGCCTCGGGAGAGGGCATTGCCATCTGAGATCCGAGCTTTCACAGCTAACGAAAACCTCAATTGCGGCTGGGTTCTAAACCCAGGTGCACCTCTCTCGGCACGGGAAGGTCGGGCGTGTGTTGGGCCAGGGACCCCCATTTGGGGTGGGGTTGCGGTTGCGGTTGCGGGT